GACATTGGTCTGGCCAGCCACAATCTTAACAGATAGCCACTGAGTTTGGCTGGGTCTACCCTACCAGATCACAAAACCCTGATCTGGCCCCCACAATTGGTCAGCACCTACATCAGCCAAGGATTGCGGCGGCAGTCCATATCCGCCACTTTGCCCTAGCCTTCATCGGACTCATCCGAGTCGGAAAAGAGTTGCTGCGTGACCCCCGGTTTGCCCAAAGGCTTCCGGTCTGGGCCAGGGCCACTCCATCCATACCTCGGTTCCTTTCCCAAGTTGGTCCCTGTCGGGAGGAAACCCCCCCTCCCAGCTTGAGGTAGCCCGACGACGAAGTCGGCCTCAAGGCGGTACGAAACCAGACCCTCGAGTGCTCCTTTATCAATTGTGGCGGCCTTCTTAAGGTCGACCCGGTACCCCAGTGTGGTCCCTATTGGTGGGGTCGTACGGTACCGTGATGGAAGACGGTAATGTCCCAGTCTCACCTCGGTGAGGAACTTTTCCAGTCCCTTATGCATCTTGCGTACGTTGTCGCTGAGACGGCGCTTCGGCACGAGCCAATTAACCTCTCGGATCACATCCCTGAGACCCTGCGCGACGCCCTCAACCGAAACAGCCACCTGCTTATGTTGTCCAAATCCGTCCCACATGGCTCTACCGTTCACGAGAACGGCCTCGGCCTGTCTTGCGAATTCTTCCAACGTCAGCCCAGTGGAAGCCATTCTGTTCCAGTCTGGGAGATCACCCCATGCATTCTGCTCATCGCGAATTGCGCTTAATAGTAGCTCCAAACGCGTACTATCGCCCGTTACCAGTGCCGCAGCCTTGGTTTTCCAGGGGCCTTGCAACTTAAGGAGTATGCCAACTCCTTCCGGTCCCTGTGACATTGCTATTCTCAGCGCTCTAACCCATTGGGGCCTAAGAGTCGCCAGAGCTTTGCTCTGCCTTTCTTTGGAACACGGAAAGCCTGGTCCTCCAAATTCACGTGGAACAAAAGGATCTATCCCAGCTCTACGGAATTTTGCGAATTCCGTAGGGAAAGTCTTCTCACAAATATATTCCACACCCGGTCCCCACGGTATGGCCGGGCCGGTCATCCATCGGGGGAGCATGTGTTCACCAGCACGCTCCACTTTAGGATTCCCGTCCAGCACCGCAACCGAGATGGTATTGTGCCATTCGATCTTTCTATCTGGGGTAAGAAGAGCCAATCGCTCGACAAGCGTGCCTCCGATCTCCGAAGTGACATCCTTGAGGTTGTTAACCTCTCCGCCATGAATCGAAAGCCTCTCATCAAATGAATTAGAGCCTTGCTCCGATGATGCAAACAAAGCATCATCCCCTACGACTCGGGAACATTCTGCCTTTGCAGCGATCACACACCATAAGGTATAGATGCTTAAGACAGGCCAGGTAGGCCCACGGCCCATTGCTGGTTGCCCCTGTGTAAGGAATTCAAACACCTCCCCGTCAGGGTATTTACCCCGAACCACCACAGCTCTGCTGTAGAAGAGAAGTGTGCGCCCAAACGAACTTGACAGTGGGATCCCAAGACCTCTAAGAATACCCCTAAGGATACCCTTGTGGTCCTGGCCACTTATCTTGTCGCTTGCCCGAACCAGATCTACCGAACGAATTATGAAACCTACTGGAATGGTGACCCCCGCTGGGGCCAGTTCTTTCGGTTCCTCGAACGGGTTTGTCCGCGGGTCCTGCTTAAGCAGTCCCAATAGCCAGCTGTTAAACAAAGATCCGACGAAAGCCACAACATCTTTGTTGGGCGTTACTAGTCGAACTTTCTCGGATTTCTCCAGTATTGTGACACAGCCAACCACGTCCGGGTGCTCCGGCCGATCCACTAGGGTTTGGATGACAGACTCAACACAAGCTGCAATAGCTAGCAAATGACCACGTTGGTAGTTTAAGAAGTCTGCCTGCGCATAACCCAGGGTTTCGCTATACTGTTTCCTCCAAACGAACAGTGCAGCCCCCCCATTCATGGTTTTCGGCCCCTCGTCCTGATCCATTGCCAGGGAATCGTCCCAATCCTCCCTTCGGAAAGGTACAAACGGAAAGGTAAATTCGCTGACCAGATCACTGAGACTTATGAGCTCGTCTAAAGTAAAGTTTCGCGCGCACAAGGCCATGACAGCCTGCCGCACCCCCATCCTCCAACCACCCTTAGCCCGGGATGTCGTCGTTCCCCCGCTTGTGCCATAGGATGCCGACAGTGGTGGCAACTCCTTCGAGTGCGCCCACCTTGAAGCAAATCTTTCTAGTGCGAACCGATTCCTCCTTGGAATCGTGACCTTTACAGTCATGTCCGCTTTATGCTGTCGGAGTGCAGTCAAAACCTTCTCCCCCAAGGGATAGGGTCCTGCCCGCCCAACTCGTGAAAGTTGGAACAGGGCCACCCGGCGTCTTACTGACCCAAACTGCCTCAACGCCAGGGTACCGCGAAATGGGATAGGCTCGTCTACCTCCAATGGGTGCAAAGCTGCCCGTCTCCAGGCATTAGCAATTTCCTTAGGATCCCGAGGGAACCTTAGTACCATTGTTACCAAGCTCCGAATGGCGGTGTCATCCATTTTGCAGGATGAGCCCCTTTCCAATAGACGTGGAAGTGAAACAGGGTGCACCAAGATGGCTGCTCTCATCAGAGCATTTCCCCAGACCCGCTCACTTTTGGACATATTAGCCAGCTTATTCCGGAGAACGCTGGCAGGGACCACTGAACTCAGACAGGTAATCAGATCAACCGCATTTGACCCTAACCTATCCAAGTTGGTTGCGACCGCACGCGTGGCCTTTCGCGCGAGCATACCACTGGAACGCCCCTCTGGGCAGCCAGTGGCCGGTCTCTCCTCCCGATGACCCTTTCCAGGGTTGGAGGGCGGAGCACGTCGACCAAGAGATGCCGTCTTAGTCTCATTTGCACTTCGATGTCTATCTCCGC